TTTTGATCAAGCTGTTCTTTTTTGGGTTCTTAACAAGTGTAGCTATAGCGGGTTGACTGAGAACTCATCGTTTTCACCTGCTGCATCACGTCAGAACTTTACATTGCGTGGTGCTGCTAAGTTAAAGAACTATCCTGACATAATTAAGAACTGGCGTATCACTAATGAAGATTATGAGGTAGTGATGAGTGATACTGGTGGTGATAATGTTTTTTGTTTCTTAGATCCACCATATAAGATCAAGTCATTCCTCTATGGTACTAAAGCAGACCTGCATAAGAACTTTGATCACCCAACCTTTAAAGATATCTGTTCTGTATGCCCACATAAGTGGTTGCTAACATATAATGTTGATCCTGACATCGAAGAGGCATTTTCGTTGTATAATCAGAGGTACTTTAGACTTACCTATGGTATGCAACACCGTGCTAATAACGTGAAGGATGAATTACTCATCTCTAACTACGAAATTAACCCTGTAAACCCCCTTGAGAAGGTGTTATATGCCTGATTATGAGTACCCTCTCAAGGATTATCTGAATGGTATTAATCTGAAGCAAGGAGACTTGGAATCGGATGAACGTGCCATGAAGAAGTATCCAAAATTCGTGGTCAATAAGTTATTGGCCGAACACATTGACTGTATAATGCATGTCAATGAGATGAATCGTTTCTATAACCTAGATAACCTCCTGCAATATCAGTATTTTCTATATAGTATTAGGAAATCAAAGAGATTTTCTCCTTGGAATAAGAAATCTACCTACAGCGATTTGGAATTGGTAAAACAATTTTATGGTTATAGTAATGAGAAAGCAAAGGTAGCACTCTCTCTACTATCAAAAGAAAAGCTAGAAGTAATAAAAGCGAAACTTGATACTGGAGGAAGGAGATGAGTGACGAGATCAGTTGGTCTCAGGATATGATGCTGGAGGTTACACTAAAAGAACCAGACGATTTTCTGAAGATTAGAGAAACCCTTACACGGATTGGTGTGGCCTCTCGAAAAGAGAGAAAACTATATCAGTCGTGTCATATACTCCACAAGAAGGGTAAGTATTACATAGTTCATTTTAAGGAACTGTTTGCACTGGACGGGAAACCTGCTAACATAACTAAGAATGACATAGAGAGACGCAACAGAATCGCTAAGCTACTATTCGATTGGGGTCTTGTAGAGATACAAGAAGACCTTCTATCTAATGATGGGTGTGCACCACTCAATCAGATAAAGGTACTATCCTATAAGGATAAGAGCGAGTGGATATTAGAATCAAAGTACAACATAGGAAAGAAGAAAGTTATCACTGAAACATAATGAAATTTTTGGGATTGAGGATCGAAGATCACGATTCCAATATCACCTATACTGATGGTACTAAGGTACGATATTGTGCAACCGAAAGACTCTTCGGCATTAAACATCATGGATACGATAACACTTGGCAATGGCAGGATGTGCTAGACTCTTGGGGTGTCAATGCAGATGAGTTAGATGCTCTTGCAATCGTTTCAGATCAGATAACCTTTGAGGAAGGTGAAACCTATCGTGAATTGGACATGGGGTTCCCATGTAGGACGTTCGCAGTAGACCATCACTATTGTCATGCTCTGAGTCTTTGGCCACTAGGAGAAGTCCCTTACACAAATTACATCTATGACGGTTTTGGAAATAATGATCGTAGTTATTCCCTTATTATTGGGAATAAGATTGGCCATAGCCACAGTGTACTTACTACTGGGTCTATCGGAGTCGAAATGGCGAAGGTCGGAAGAACACTCGGAATCGAAGCAGACCCACACGGATTAGATTTAGCAGGTAAGATCATGGGTCTTGCTGCATATGGACTTGTAGACGAAGAATATTATCATAAGATATCACACAGTCATCTAACTGATATCAAGAAGATATGGAACTATGATTCTTGGGATCGTAAGTGGGATAATGATTTTGATATTAACTGGTTACGAACAGTACATGAGTACACTGGTGATCAACTAGCATTGTATATGAATCATCCTGTAGGTGGTGATGATGTCATAGGATATAGTGGTGGTATAGCACAGAACTGTGTGTTTAATGGTAAGATATTGAGTGGTGATCAGAAGGTAATGATTCCACCTCATGCTAATGACTGTGGTCTGACCCTAGGTGCTGTAGAATTTTTGAGACAGCATTACCATGAGGAACCATTTAGTAATGAAGGGTTCCCATTCTGGCAGGATGATGAAGGTACTGAAGAGGTGAGTGATCAGGTTATATTAGAGACTGCTGAGGCACTTGCTGATGGTGATATAGTTGCATGGTATCAGGGACATGGTGAGATAGGACCTAGGGCATTGGGTAATAGGTCTATTCTTATGAACCCACGTTTACCTGACGCTAAGAACACACTTAATAGTAAGGTAAAGCATAGAGAACACTTCCGTCCTTTTGGTGGTTCAGTTCTATTAGAGGATGTTGATAAGCATTTTGAGTGGACTGGTGCATGTCCTTATATGAATGTGTCTGTACCAGTAAAGGATGATGGACTGAAAGCAATCACTCATATAGATGGGTCGTCTAGAATACAGACAGTAGATGGTGATGGATCATATGCTAGACTCCTTAGGAAGTATAAAGAGATAACAGGTGATGGTGTACTACTTAACACCAGTTTAAATGTCGGTGGTAAACCTATTGCTGGTCATAAGTGGGAAGCTAAAGAGATGTTCTCTAAGAGGGGTATAGATGTACTAGTTATTGGGGATGATATTTTGTCTAAATAGCCCAGTTACTCTGGTTACATGTCCGAAGAAGAAATTAAAGAAGAAGTAGTAGAAGAACCCAAAGAAGAAAAGAAAAAAGGTTTCTTTGGTAAAGTGAAATCTGCTATCGTTCCCGATGCTGACGAACAGGCAGCAATCATCAGTACAATGGTCAGAATTACTGTCCTTGCCTGGTCTGGGGGAATATTGACTCTTAATTATGTGGCGATTCCAGGTGTACCGCAACAAAAAATAGATCCGACTTTTATAGCTTCAGTTTTTACTGGAGTTTTAGCTAGCTTTGGGATTCAGACAGCATCTAAGAAGGGTGATGGCACCATGAAGATGGATAAGAATGGTAATCCTGCTGGTGGACCACCACCTGTCACTGCGAAGGATATAGAAGCAATCATAGCGAAAGCTGGACCTACTCAAACTATTCGTATTGAGCAAGCACCTCTTAAAATAGTTGGTGTCTCAACCGACGACGAAAAACCTTACAAACTATAGAATCATGCAAAAAATTGTTAACGTATTATCACTCGTATCTTTCGTAGGTATACTTGGTGTAGTGGGAGCTGGAGGATATGTTTTCCTTCAGAAGGATGCCATCATCCAAGATGTGACAGAAGGTATCTTAGGTGATGTGCTTGGTGATATGCCAGCGATCCCAGAAGTACCTACAGCAACAGGTGGAGTTGCACCACCAGCAGGACTTGGAATTCCTAAGTAGTGGACATACAGGAGATTATGGTTAGGTTGCGAGAGATTCAGAATCCTCGCATCAGAATCGTAGACCACACTACTAACGTTACTATTCCTGACAAATCGATACCTTCCCTAGGAACCAAGAGTATTAGTACCAATACTATACGTGTCGAACCTATTAGAAGTTATCAGGTAAGAGAACCTGTTGTCACAGGTTTGACTGTACCTGTTACTGTATCTGCAGGTAAACCCATTGTTAATATGCCTGGTTGTGTTAAAGCACACAAGGATGGTGGTAAGAAAAACAAGAATCTCGTAGACGATGACCCTAAGGGTGTAATGACGTACTGTGATGGGCAGTCACCATCATTTAATTCTATGGATTATAATGCTGATGAGTTAGTAATTAAGCAGGAAAAATACGAACCAAACCTCAAGATACCACCACCTGAGGTTCCAGAACCACCTGAGGTTCCACCGATAGAATGCTATGATCCACAGATCAAAGACCCTGTAACTGGTCAGTGTATTGATAAACCTACACAGAATACCGAACAAAAGGATGATGGTCCTTCGTTCGCAGAACAATATTTACCTGAGATAAGTACCGTTACCACTACTGCAGTGATAGCAGTGGTCGCTACCTCGTCAGCACTACTTGCTAAACCATTAGCAGATCTATTACTTAAGGTTATCAAACCTGCAGTCAAGCAGGCAATGACTAAAATCCAAAGGATACTTGGTAAGACTCCATATAAGCCATCAAAGAATGAGATCATTGCTAACACATACAGAGAGAAGAAAGGACTACTACCACTAAAACCTCAGAAAAAGAAGAAGTAGGCATAAATATTTGTGAATGTATCAGGGTATACGGACCTAACTTGTATAAATAATGGTAGAATTGGGACACCAAGATGCATCCAAACCTCTAAATTATGAGGTCCACAGGTAGTAACGGAGGAACCAAATGTATAGCCATCTATCATCAAATCAATTGGCAGAATGGAATCACAACATTGAGGAAACACCAGTAGAAGACCCAATAGACGAATACTTTGAGTGCTTGATTGAGTGTGATGATAGCCAGTCCAGTTGTCGAAGACTCTGCGGAGATCTTCTCAAGTAAAATTCATTTCATTTGTTTCGTCCCTCTTTATGAGGGACTTTTTATTTTGCTAAATAGATTAGTTTGTCCAAAGATAATGACAGCACTAATTGATCCGAAAGAATACTCCGACGTGGTTGACCTATTGAGGTCATTTTTTTTGTCTAAAAATTTCCTTGAGGTTCATACCCAAAATCGTTTAAGTATTCTTGCTGC